ACTTTTCAATTTCGGCATTTACCCGCTCAGCAGGAACTTCAACACTTATCTTGCGCTTAACCGAGTTGATCTCTTCTATCTGAACCTGCATACCTGTTCCTCGCTTGCGTGGGATGAAATTAAATGGTGCGAGAGAGGAGACTTGAACTCCTATACCTTGCGGTGCCAGATCCTAAGTCTGGTGCGTCTGCCAATTCCGCCACTCTCGCATGTGTAAAGTCAATAACTTATAGTTTGGATACTTATGCTTTAACCGTAGGTTTTACCTTGATTCAGTCACACTTTTAGACACACCCATTAACAGGGAGTAGAACCCTGTGTAGCCCTGCTAGTATATCCCCTCAAGGGCTGCAACTGCGTCATCTAAAGCCCCAGGCATCAGGTGTGTATATATCATGGTTGTTTTGATATCTGCATGGCCCAACCACTGTTGCACCACCAGTAGACTCTTTCCAGCAGCAAGCAAACGTGAAGCACAGGTGTGTCTACAAACGTGGGCTACACTCTCAGCATCCAACCCTAGGCTATCCCGCATACTGCCCCATAGCCGTACAGCTTGATCCTTATTGTAACTGAAGGGCTGTGACCCTCTCTGCTCAAATACCCTATAGACACGTGAGGTCATAGGTATAGTTCGGGCCTTGGTGCCTTTATTTCTCCAGGAACTCAGAGTATGTCTATCAAAGTGTACCTCTGATATCAGCTGGCCCTTATCATTACGCCTGCCTATGCCCAGAGCCTCTGATAATCGGAACCCTGTGTCAATCAGCACTGTGGTCAGGTCAGCCATTTCAGGCAAACCATTAGTCACAAACCACTGCTTTATGGTACGTTCCTCATCTGGTGTATATACCTTGATCCTACCCCGCTCCTCCTTGTACATCTGGAACTTAGGGTAAGGCGTACCGTATGATTCTGAGGCGTGCTTAAGGACCGTCCTAAATGCTGCCATGTAACGGTTTACTGTAGGTTCACAGCTCAATACACTCAACAGTGTGGTTTGAACCTGTCTGACTTTTTTGGTATCTATTAAGTATAGAGGTACATCCCCTAAAATGTCAACTATCTTCTCAGCCTGCTTCAGTTGATACGCACCGGCTGTATTGGTCTGCCACCGTTCGGTATACACCTCCTGGACAGCCTTGGAGAGTGTTATCTGTGATACTTTTGGGGTATCAGCGGTCATCACCTCCTTGTAGATCTCACGTTGGGCCTGCTGTATCGCTAATTGTGCCAACTCAGGGTCATCTGTACCAGTGGACCTATGCACTAGCCTACCCATGAAATAAAACTTCATGTACAAGACTCTGGAGGTGCCCCTACGGTACAGATTAGCCACGCCTGTAGTGGTAACTCTATGTTTAGCCATAGGTCACCCCGCCAGCAGTGTTTCAATTTTACCCATCAGCTCCCGCCCCTTGTCTGTAAGTTTAATCTCAAGGGTTCGCTCATCTGTATGTGATATGGACTTTGTTAAGAGTTTGTGACCTCCCACTATTCTGGATGTAGCTGGATTTAACCAACCATTAGACAGCTTATCTATAATACGTGAAGTGGCAGCTGAACTCAGGTCTATGGCCTGACTGATCTGACTTAATGATACACCATTAAATTGGTCAGTTTTGTCATACACGTAAAGCAGTGCCTCCAGATGTCTCACTGGCATTGTGTTATCAACCTCACGCATACAATGCAAAACTTTGAGTATGGTCCGTAACTCGCTCACAGTTAGTCCGCCCAATCGTGGTTTACCTAAAGGGTGCATCATAACCTCCTTTGTGGTTTAACTCAATGTTTTATACAGTCAGTGTTTGCAAAGCCTTTTGTAGTGTCCTTCTGAACTCTAAGCCTTCATGCCCTACCCATCCCACGGTTGCCGCCAGGAGGAACGCTGCGGCTTCTACCCTCACGTTGTAGCTTTCGGATGAGTCTAGCCTGTAGAGCAGTGTTTCCATTAGTTGCGAACTCGCTGGACGTGTAAGGTACAACTCCATTAGTCTTGAAACTGTTGCCTGTTCCATTATGAGTGCCCTCTGTAGTCCCTTTAATCGAAAAACTATTGATAAGACCGTAGAGGGCACAAAGGCCCCCAACGATAGTCAAACTCTGTATATTGTTAGCCATTGCCCAGCACCCCCAGAACCTTAAGGAGCTTACTGACCGGCAGGCTTGACAGTTCAAGTTTTGCGGTGCCATCACCTGTTACCCACTTGATTGCACCATAATTTCCACCACTCAAGCGAACGGATAGCTCCTCATTGTAGGTATTACGGGTGACGCCTGGGACACTACAGAGCTGATCTTTGTACCCCTCAGTCCTGCTTTTGTAGTCATCCCGCTCAGCTTGCTCCTGTAGTGCTACCACTAGGGTTCTTTCGTACTCAGGCATGAACCGGCGTGTTATATCCTTGGTTATCTGCTCAGGTGTTTTTGATGTGGAAACCGTTATTGCAGAGGCTAGCCCGTGTGTCCCTTTAGGATAAACACCTGAAATACAAACACGGTCCTTTCTGCCATAAGTGTCAAAGCCTAAGCTCAGACCTTTTTGGTCCTCAAGGATAACCGTAAATTGGTTGTTGTACCCTATAGTCCAGTGATCAGGTTCCCACTGTGGAGCCGCTACAGAGCCGCCCATCAACACTGCTATAGCCTGGACGGTTTGGAGGTTTGCACGTTCCTTTGCTAGTTTCTCTTCACGTTGCCTTAAGATTCTTTCTTCGTATGTTTCCATTTTGTACGCTCCTTTTCGTTAATTGTAAAGGTTACCATGTGGGAACTATCAGGCCGCAAGAAGTCCTGGAGATGCTACTGAAGCAAGCACCAGTTCAAAACGTTCAATCTCTTCAGGTGTAATCGTATGGCAACCAGCTTTCACAATGCCTGTGGTGCTAATACTGTCTAACTGGAAGTGTCCTACCCTGCAGGTCTCCCCATTCTTGAACCAAGGTAAAACACCAGTGTCAACCTTTGCATGGTAGAACTTAAGTGCTTTGATTGCATGGGAAAGTGGCACCTCTACCCCCAATGATGTTTGTACTAGATCCCCATTGACTCTTAACAATGCAAAGCCCCCTTGTTGGTGGGATCTAGGGAACTGTACCGGCAAGCCGGAGAGCCACTGCTGTACCTTATCAAGGTCCTCTTTACGTTGCTTCTCAAGGGCAACTAGCCTTGCAGCATCACGTTTGGCCTTAAGTTCATCCAAAGCGTTCGTTTCATCCTCAAGAGCTGCGTTTATTACAGGGACCAGCTCAAGGTTTTCAGTTGTGTATTGAAGCTCAAGGACTTCAACAGCCCGCTGGATACTCCTTAATTCATGCAGCAGGTCCAGGCGTTTACGTGTAGATCTCTTTGAAGTGCCAAGCAAACGTTCTACCCTTTGAGTAAATGCAGCGTTTAGCCGCCTTTGTATCTGCTCAAGGTCTGGACTATAGAGCCTGTGACCATATTCAAAAAGACCGTGTACGTAAAGCGTGTCCAGGTGTCTGCAGGCTTGTAGTGTGTATGTGAGTTGTTTCCCTGTGGTAGGTGTCATAGTACCAGCTGATAGCAGTACCATGTTACCAAAGTGATACCCTATGGTTGTGTTGTAGCTGATTAGCTCCTGACCTCTGAAGCTGAAAGAACCACCACCATTGCGGGCATACTCTTGGGACTGATGAGCGAACAAGTGGGCAACCATACGATTGTCAAATACTGTTTTCATGATTAAACCCCCTTCCTATATGGTTTTATTTCATAAAGTGTTAGCCAGAATGGCCCTACAATGTACCCAACATGGAAAGAACTCCCGTTTAGATCATCAATAAACATACGGCGTGCCTTGCTGTATCCTAACTTATTGCATAGGTCTTTTGCGGGGTGAGTAAGTCCGTGGTGCGTGGTGCCATATTGATCTATTGCCATGTACATAGTTTTCATGTTGTTAGTCCTCCTCTTTAGTTGTAAATACTGGCCCAATATCCAGTTGTGCGTGTACCACCAAATAATTGAACGCGCTTACCCTTGTGAACTACGAACCGATGGGTATTGTTACTGTATACAGTACGTATGTGTGCTTGCTTTTGTACTAGCACCCCCTCACTGTAAGTTCTGACTTCTACTATGGCCCTGTACAATGGTGTCATGATGTGCCCCTTTCGTTTAACTAAAGTGTATTAAGCTACTGCAACCACATAACCGGTCTTGATGAAGTGCTTAAGTAAGTCAGTCTTAATAATGTCTGTGGTGCCAAATTTGGTAATAACCTTGATCATGGTATGTGCCCTCCCTTTTAACTATAATTTAGTTACCATGTGGGAACGATAATTGATTTTAGTACAGCTTGTCAATAAAATAATTACCATGTGGGAAACAATGTTACAACATTCAGTAATGATTGGGGTTAAGAGTTGAGTTGAAAGGCTATAGGCTGGTGCTTTGTGTTTAAACTGGAGGTATCACCCATAATATTTACAGCCAGGAGCAACCAAAGTGGTCACCCCTGAAAAGCTATTGATAATAGTGAAATGGGATAAGGGAGAAACCACAAGATGTAGTATGGTGGAACTAAAGGGTATACCATATGTTGTGTCAAAACGCACAGATGATATTTAACATACACAATATATAGTGGTCACACATACTACATATACCACATATAGTAAAAATAGGGGCACCCCCTATACAATATATAGGAAGCACCCCTAGGTTAAACCACAAGATACCCTCACACCAGACTATCAATCCGGCGTAATTGTTTTTATTACAGTGTGTTACAGCTGCATGTGTCTACTTTAGTGCATGTCTCCCGCTCAAACGTGAAGAGGTCATGTGTGTATTGTACCCCAGGAGCTGAACACATAGGGCATACCCTCAAGAGACCCCCCACGGGGGTAAAACCGAACAGGGACACTAGCGTATACCTCTTCACATTTTTGTGGTATTCTGGTCAAAGAGTCACAGTTGTGTTGATTACAAGCCCCTTAAGGAACCCCTCATGTCCAAACTCAAAGTTCTCCTCCTGTCAATGTCCCTCGTTGCTACCTCAGTGTCTCTGTCGTTGGCTGCTGAGTTAAGTTACTCCGAGCTGGTAACCAAAGTTAAGACATTAGAGGATCGGGTTCAGCACCTAACCCTAATGGACAGCTACAGGGATATGAAGTTGAGAACACTACAGGCTACTGTGGATGAACATGAGGAGGGCCTTAAGCGTTTACTCATCAGGTACTATGACCTAACCAGGGAAGAGAGGTATAAGGTCAAGCCTTCAGGGGAACAACAGCGTGACCACCGTATTCCCCCCAGATAGCACTCCTCTGGTAAGACTCCATGACTCGCTCAGCCTCATCTTTATCAGAGAAACGTTTGGCTCCAGCAATATGCTCTGTAGGTCCACCCTTAGCTGTAACGTAAAGGGTTGACCCATCATAAATGAACTTAACTACAAACACTCTAACGTATCTCCCTTGGGGTGGTATTGATCAGTGAGGAGGGTGATGAAGGGCAACACTTAAGTTACCCTTTAAGTTCACCCTTAAGTTAAACTTTAGGTTACCCTTTAGTTATATACTCTCTATACCAACCTTCTTCTTTCTCCTAAAGTGGGCAGGTATTCGGTAAAAAGTGGTACTTTCCTCAGTTATCTTAACCAGTTAAGACCGTTTTTACTACTTCCAAAAAGGCCATTTACACAGTGTTCCATGAATTGACCCAGAGCAGCATCCAACTGTGCCTCCTTGAAGGTATCCTTAGACTCCTCTTCATCCTTGGACATGCTATCCAGCCAGTAGGCCACAGCCCCTGCAAGAGCATCTAAGCGGTCATCATGCTTGAGTGCCCCCCGATCCTTGGTGATATGAGTCAGTTGATACATCAGGGAATACTTAGGGTCATCCTCAATAGTCTTCAGATCAGCTTCAATGACTGTACGGCACACTACCAGCTTATGTTTATTGAGCAACGGTTCCAAGGTATCAATGATACGCTTCTCTTTTTGGGCCATTGCACGTTTGGCATCCTCACAGGTACATGGATAAATGGTCCTGAGTACTGTGGTAAACAGCTTCAGGAACATACCATCACCAAAGTTAGGTTCAATGATGATCAGGTTTACCAGCTGTTCCTTAGCGATCCTAGCCAGAGCCACCAAGGTATCATCATCATATCCACCCTTCATACCACCCACAGCTGTAGCATAGAGTTTACCGTGTAGCTGCTTCACAACAGCGTATCCGGTCTCATCCTTACCGCGTCCTGAAGGGTCAATGAACATGACCGAACCCTCATAAGGTGCCCACTCCTTGTCCACAAACATTGGCCTGTAATATCTGTCACCTGAGAAACCAACATTAGCCAAGTCCTTAATCTGCAACTCAGGGGATGCACCGTATGAAACGGATATTGGAGCCTTGTCTGGTAGCAGATTCATTACAATCAGGTCAGCAGTCTTGAGGGGGTATCTTTCAGCATCGGCCAGTGAGGTATCCAGCATGAACTGAAGTAACCACCCAGCCTTCCCGTAAGACATTTCCCGTTCCATCAGGTCAATATCAGTGAACCGTGTAGGGTCTGTGGGTATGCCGCTCTTCAGTTGCTCCATCAAAGCCCGCACAGAGGGTGCCAACTCACCATTATACTTAGCTGCTTGGGACTCTTTAGGAACCCTGGCTGGCCAGATACGTATGTGATACCCTTTAGGTGGGAGCTTGTTATAGACAGACTCTTCTGATTGAGGCGTGCCTAGGTAGGTAATCTTACCCCCAGGTACAATGATAGCCTCAAACTCATTGGTAGCCTTCTCCAGCTTCTCACGGGCATCTTGCGTGGCCGAGTTCTGTGCTACCTCAATGTCATCAGCAATCAGTTCATCTGCACGGGACCCTGTAAGCTGACCGAAGATACCCACAGACTTAACTGAAGGGGCGTGAGCAGCTGTACAACCGGCCACATCAAAGGCAACCATAGAGTCACGCTGATCATTCTTAGGCTTGAGACACTTAAGCTCAGGCATTTCAGCTATCAGCCGCTTGGTGAACGTGGTGAAGTCATCAGCACGCGCCTTAGAAGCTGACACAATTTCAAACTTGAAGTTCCTGTTCTTGTACCTGAGTACCCACAGGACATAGGCTGAGGTAATCCAAGACTTCCCTTCCCCTCGGAAAGCCTGAACCATCTTACGGCGTGGCCCAGACTGCAGCCAATCCGCTATTTCGTACTGAATGGGTGTTGGGGGAGGAAGGCCAAGGAAACGCCACACTGCAAACAGAAAGTTCTTAAAGTCTGCTGCTAGTAGTTGCTCCCTGGTCTTCTTAGGGGTATTAGCTGTATTCAAATTTGTGAGGGCCTACAAAGCGTTTACAGGTCATTTAACCCAGAACCAATACAAAGGTAGTAGGTAAGACCTAAAAGTGCCTTGTAGAGGCTCCTGCTCATCCTGTGAAGCCTTTACTGTTTGCCATCATGCGTAACTTAGCATCACGTGCAACTATATCCACCTGATCGCAGCACACAGACTCATAGGCAGCACCACAAGCATCCAGCATGTCTGTGATATGACCATCCAACAGGAGAGCTTCAGGTAAACTCTGGTTCCTACCTACAGGGTTATAAGGCTTGGTACGTGTGACAACGAAGTTGATGTTATCAAACTGACCCCACAGCTCATCCACTAGGGCATCCAGTGCGTTTAACTGTAAGCTGTATACCTTGGACATGAGTAGTGGTGAGTCAGTTACAATTACATCCACCTTACCAACCAGCCGTGAAAGCCGTTCATACTGTTCCCCCAATACCAGAACCTGATTTCGCTGAAGTAAATCAGTACGTCCCTCCCAGGTTAAGTCCTTGGCATACTCGGTAACTAGCTCACAGTTGATACCCTCAAGTTTCAACCTATGGAAGACACCAGCCGCCAGTGTGGACTTGCCCGCTCCAGGACCAGCGAACAGGTTGACAACTATGGTTCGCATGACACCAGAGGCCCTTCAGTGAACGGCAGTTCATCCTCAGCGGGCAAGTCAGGGTCATTACCTTTGTTACCGGCAAACTCCAGGTCAACCTTGTTGTGTTTCAGCAATCCGGTTACAACCTGAAGGTCAGCAGCCGAACACTCACCACTTTCCACACGTGTAGTCAGTAGCTCAACGGTCTTCTCCATCAGAACAAACAGCTTATCCTCAAGAGCTACCTTACGTTTAAAACGATCAACAGCCATTATGGTTACTCCTTACTATGACGTTCTGCGCACATAGCCACATGCGCGGCCAGTTTGGTTTCAATGTTTCCCCTTGCATCCCGTTCATCCCGCAGGTCACCCCTCAGTGAGGAGATCTCATCTTTGGTAGCCTTCATAAGGTAAGCCGCTAGACCAGACGCAACGGTGCCTAACAGCTGAAACATACTCATCAGGGTATCCATTTATTAAAGTTCAATCCTTTCAGCTAGAAAGATGCCGAACCCTCTAGCATAACTTTAGATTTACCATTGGTAAGCTCACCGTAAACCCCAACATCAACCGGACCCACACCGGCAAACTTCCACCTACCATAAACCGTAGTAGGAACGGGGCTATCCAGTTTAAGCAGGTCATACCGGACACCCAGTTCCCGCTTATTCTCAAACCGCAGGAACGGCTTAGGTTCGGCCCTGGTGATGATCCCAGATCTACCTGTACTCATGTTCATGAAGGAGACTACTGAGAATGTGTCATCAAGCCCAACAGCCTTAGCTGTGCCTATAATTTCCACTGCAGGCTGCTTGGTGATGTTATCCGGTAGCTTCAGCTTCTTGGAGACTTCAGCTTTGTCCAGAGTGACAACCGTAAGCGGTCCCTTCTTGATAACCTCAGTAGCGGTCACAGCAGCTGGTGGTGCCACCCAAGATGAAACTGAAGGGGCAACAGGCTTAAAACGGTTCCACAAGTTCCACCCTGCGTATCCTCCAAAAAGAAGAAGGGCAGCCAATGCCGCCCCTCCGAGAACCTTCTTATATAAGGGGTCCATATCTGAGTTATCCTTCCTTTCCACAGGGGGGCGGTTCAGTCTTAGCCTTAAGCCCAATTGCGGCACCACCCCCAGCCAACAACCCACCAAGCCCAATACCGAACTCTTGGGGGGACCATGTTTGTTTGAGCATTACTACCGCCCACACAGCCAAGAACAGAAAGGTTATAATACCAAGCAGCAGTCCAGCCCTGGCAGGGTCATGGGTTTTACCATCCACCCCCGTAAGCCAATCGTTAAGTATCTTCAAAGGTTTAACCTAAACATAAGTATTAGGGCTGACACTACTACAACTGATGGAACCAGCCAATCAGTTAAGCTTCCAATATCCCACACCTTGTAGTAAAACATTCCCCACCATGGAAGGTTAGCCCTCAGACCCCCATGAGTGGCGATATATCTGTATTCAGCTTGGGTCAACTCACGTACAACAAATACCGTGATACCTACTGCTGCTCCAGCTACTGGATTACCTAACATCCACCCTATGCCAAGACACACTAAAGCAATCAGCGCATGTTGTAGCGTTGTCCAATCCATTAGTACACCACCATCAGCACACCAGTACTTGTCCTATACACATCACCAGCTACCTTACCTCCAGAAATTGCTGAGGCGTTATCAGCGTGTACAGACAGCCCAGAAAGTTTTGCACCTTTCAGCATATCAACCCTACTATTCAGCACGTTAGGTGCATCGGTATCCACTTGGTATATTCCGTACTTTGTAGTTACACCTGCTCCTTGCACCAGATTAGCTTGATCAATGTAAAACCCATACAAAGTACTTATATTTGTGGTATCCCCCATAAGTACATTACATGCTACCTTAACACCGCAAGCTATACCTACTGTTGCGTCTCCAGGCTGAATATCGAACTGCCCACCATGCATATTAGTTATAGTATTAACAGCTCTTGAACTTTGCCCTACCGACGCGCTTATACCAGTTTGAACAGTTACAGTTGAACCAACCTTGTTGTTATAAGAGGTAGCAAGTACCCCTACGGCTGCTCCTAGTGTTGCTGTACCTGTTGCAACTCCTCGGTAGATTGTTGTCCCCTGACAACCAATCATTGTGTTGGGCGCACCGTTATAAATACTAGCCACAAAGTTGCCAGCTAATTGATTAGCAGTGCTTGTTGTAGTAGCACTGTTCCAGTTTAACTGGCCGTATATAGTGCTGTTACTATATACAGTAGCTCCTGCTGTGGTGCCGTTAACTTCAATATCAGCGCGTAAACTTTGTACTGACTGCGTACTATTACCAGCATCTGTGTTAAGTACCGTAACTGTACGGTTGTTAAACGTTACCCCAGAAGTAACTGCTTGCAGAGTGACACAGGATAGCTGGTTGCTTGTTGTAGTTGTAGATAAAGGTCCTGACACAAGTGTAGTGGCGTCACCGATGTTGAGCTTTGCGTAGTTGTTGGTTGTTCCAAACCTAACTTTACCAGTATAATCCAGAGCCAAGCACTCTCGACCAGCTACAGCAAAGCCCAGCATAACCCCCGCAGCAGGACTGTACATACCAGTTTCTATATCACCTTGGAATGCCACCGCTGGTGCTTCCTTAGTACCTGTGGGTGAGAACAGCTGTTGTGAGTTATACAGCTTAGTTGCATCAATGGTTTGCTGGGAGTCAATATCCACAAACTTCTTTTTATCATTACCAGTACCACCATGAGCCACTGGAAGAACACCCTCAACAAAGTAACCAGTTAGCTCTTCAGCGCTGTTAGCCGCTTCAGTAGCACTGTTAGCCGCTTCAGTAGCACTGTTAGCCGCTTCAGTAGCACTGGTTAAAGCAGCTGCAGCCGATTGTTGTGCAGCTATACTTGCATTGGAAGCTATAAGTTGATCATCAGACGCCTGTAACTGAGCTGCAGCACAAGCCTGAGCCTGAACCAACGCCTCTGCAGCTTGATCCTGAGCTTCGTTCGCATGTTGTAGAGCCTCTTCAGCACTGTTAGCCGCTTCAGTAGCACTCACTTTGGCTTCTCCCGCTGAGGCCAAGGCCCAGGTGCCCATCTCCTGTTGCTCTTGGTTATAGTAAAGGATCTGTTTGTTGGCGGTATCAAGATTCTTAGGATCAAGACTAGCTAAACCCTCAAATACCACTACAGGGTTATCCATAGCGGTTTCCCTACGTATTGATAAACGGTTGCTACCCGCCGGTGGTACTTCTGACAGCTGTATTGTGGAGCTGTTAAGGAATGTCAGAGACACTAATACGTCATCTACGTAGGCTTTTACGTGTGACTTATCCAGATAAGGGAATGGTACGGCAAAGATCCTGTTGATACCATCCGTTATGGGTTTTGCGGATTGATACATACTGTTTATGCCCTACCTTTCCAGCCTGCCCTAACCCTCTTCATGAACTCATCCCACTGAAACAGCTTACCTGGACAGCTCTTTTGGGCGTATTCAGAGTGTCTGTGAATATCATCAGGGGTCATACTGGTATATTCACCCAACAGAGCCAACACCAGATGTACTAAAGCGTGCAGGTGATCTTCAGGAGCTGGTCCTAAGTCATAGTTACCCGCCACGCAGATCCCGATCATGGAGTTATGACCCTTTGTGTGTGCCCCTAGCGTTCCCAACCTGCGGCCAGCCATGATAGCTACCCCGTCAGGTGTCTCCTCAACCCCGTAGTGGTAGCCAATATCAGCCCAACCGTTCTCCTGCATGTGATACCTACGGATTGCAGGCCAATCCTTTACAGTGCCCTCATTGGTGAGGGAGTGGTGTACTACAATACCATCGTGTTCAACATTACTTGACAAGACATACCTCCTGTTTTGGTTGCTATGTTCAAAACTAAAGGGGAACCATTTCTAGTTCCCCCTAAGTTCTCACTGTCTGAGTGCTTCTACCTGTTCAGTCCTTCTACTCCTCACTGCATCCATCAATTCAGGGTGTTCCTGCAGGAGCTTGGCACGTGCTGAATGTTTGGTCTTACCCATAATGGCTGATATGATCTTTTCCTTGGATTGGACATCATTCTTTGAGGGAAGATTATTGAAGCTCTCATTACCAACCAAACGGTCCACAGCGGTCTTAAGTAGTTTACCCCGCATTTCAACAAACCGTGAGTGCTGATCAGCTGTTAGTGCCACACCATCTATGTGTTCCATACTCTTAAGGTCACGCTTGGTATCAACACCCAGGTCACTGAAGAGTTGACGTGCAGGGTCTCCCTTATCTTTTGATACCTGGATCGGTGATAAGATGTCAGGCCCAAGGGCACCCTCATGTACCAAAGGCTCCCCAAACACATCCCTGCGTGGTGGGAGCGTTGCTGATAAACCTGGGATCTTGGCTTTGATCTGATCCATGTAGGTAACTGAATCTCTAACCACAGGGTCCAAGGCTTTCTCAGCAGCACCAACCCCTGCAGGAACCCATGAGAGGCCATAGTTCTTAACAAAGGTAGTCATGTTAGCATCACCTCTTGAAAGTGCGTCCAGCAGCTCAGTAAAGCCCTTCAGCATAGTCTTTGAGGTGATGTTTCTGGTAACTGCTATCATAGCTGCAGCCGCCGCCTTTGCTGTATCTTCATCATCCATTGCATACTTCTGGATGTCGTGGAAATCGGCAGCCAACCCCAAGAATGAAGAGATAGGGTCCAGCCTGTTGAATGCGTAGTAGGTATCCCCCACCTTTACTGAGTAGGGTTGCCACCCTGAAACCTGCTTACTGGACATCCCCTTAGCTTCACCACCGGTTATGATACCTGAAGCAGCCATACCATAAGCTGTCATCATAAGCATACCACCAGCCGCCCACCTTGCTCCCAACTCTGCACGTTGCTCCCGTGTGCCATTCTTAAGGACATCCCTGATCTCCTGCTTGTATAATGCAGAAGCCCCAGGTACACGATCCAGAACGTAGTTGATCAAGTTGGTAGGTGTCTTAGTGAAGGGGATAAACAGCTGAAGGGTTGGATGCTGTGCTACAAATGTGTTCATACCACCTAGCATACCCCCTGGGTTATCCGTAAAGGTATTGACCCGTGTGGTATGCAGTGCCTTTTCAAATAGGGCCTCAGAAGGTGTGTCCACCAGTTCAGCCTTCAGTTGCCCAATACGTTTGGCTAAGGTGTCTCCGGTAAGACCCTCACCTACGGCAATGCGGTGGGCTTCCAGATAGGCTTCACGATGTAGGGATGCCCTGTAGTTCAACACCTTAAAGAACTCATCCTCAGCACCAAGGGCATCAAAGGTGGTTCTCAGGAGTTTACCTGTAGCATCCACACCTTTACCTAAAGCACCATCCATACCCATAGCGGTAGCTAAGTAATCAACACCACTACCAAACCATGTCTCCTTGAACGTGGCGTAAGTTATCCCGTGGCCTAAGTCCAGACCATCCACCTTGGAAATGAGTGGGTCAATGGTTGACTGTGAGCTGGTCCAAGCACGTTTGGCAAACCTCAGCGCATCACGCCACGTGTCAGCCTGGGTAAGACCCTCAAGCACAGCCTTAATGTCACCCGTACCTCTCCCCGACATGACACCTTCAGCAGCCACCTCAACGGTATTCAGTATGGAGGTAAGCATGTTACCGCTCATGTTGGACACATGGGTTACGGGATTGGACAGGAGGACAGTGCGGTGCAGCTCATTCAGGAATCTCAGGCTGGGGTTCTGGGCCAAACCACGTATGTACCGGTTGACTTGAACCTGATCTCCCTCTTTCATGATATCCTTGAGTTTCTGTACAGCGGATACCATCTGCCGTGATCCGCCCTGTTGATCCAACATACGGGTCACTGAATCAAAATCCATGCGCACCGTGTCAGCTGCTATCTTCATGGAGTTGAGGGCACGTGCCACCTCAGTTTGACTCCCCTTCACCTGGGCTTGAACAGCAGCTGCAAGGGATGTAAGCTCCTTGAACTTCAGGAGCAACTCAGCGGGTGGTTCTGGGTTGGTAAGGATCTGATCAGTAAGCTCAACCAGTGGGGTCTTGATGGAGTTCATTGCTACACGTGCAGCCAACAAACGCTCCCCCAGCTTTCTGGTATCCTGACTGAGCATGTTTACGTTATGTAGGTTCACACCTAATTCATGGGCACCAGCTACGGTTTGCTCCCACGATACAACCCCACGGGTAGCCTTAGCGGTCTCTTCAGGTATGTGTTCTGATATGAGGTTGGTCAAACTATCAAGGGCTTCCTTAAGGTCTTCAGGAGCCTTGATACCACTTAGGTTGAAATCCTTACCCACAGCGGTTGACACCTCAGATATACTGCCGTTCCTTAACGCAGTCACCAGAGCCTCAGCTTTACCTTCAGGGATCTTTACCAATGGCTTGTAGCGTTCCCTCACCCACGCCTTGTTCAGTACAGGATCCAGTTTTGCAGGATCATCACCATACTTAACCAGAGCATCACGGGACATACGGATGACCTTAAGGGATGCCTCCACCTTGGACTTGGTTTCTGATGTCAGGTTCCCCTTAAGGGTATTGACATATGCCTCTTCCATATTGGTGAAGTCTTTAATCTGCTGCTCAAGTTGGTTGCGTATCTCAGTAGAGGCCAGAGCCTTCTCTTCAGTTGAACCATTCAAGAAGCCCCGCAGGGTCTTGGCTGAAACATACCCTGCCCCACCAATCAGCATACCCAGGCTCAGGTCATCCCAAGAACCAACTTTACCATCACCGTTATAGTCTACGAACAGACCACTTGCCGCACCAGCTGAGGTTGAACCTAAAGGAGCTACCACACCCATTGAAGCTGAACCCTGTTGATTACCTAAGAGCTTACCCATAGAGTCCACCAAACCGTGAACTGAGGTATTATTCTCAGCCGCAATACGCTGGAGTGTGGGTGGCAGAAGTAGCTCATCAGTAACCGGTAGTGTATCAATACCTAAAGGTTGTCCCTGCGGGTCCACAAGGCCAGTATGAGTCTCAGCTGTAACACCCTCATCAGCCCACTTAGGTAGCAACTCAGGTATATCCAGTGATCCGGTCTTAGGTAACCTTGCATCATCAATACTGGTAGCTTTAGGCTTATATCCAGGAATAACCTCAATCTCCATACCATCAGCACGCATATCAGCTGCCTGTGATAGTTGGCTGTCAACTTCTCTGGTAATATCATCAATACTGCGTCCAGGCTCCAGCTTTGAGAGTGCTGTAATTCTACCCTGCTTGGTAGCCTCAGTAAGCCTTTGGTCTATGTCAGCAGGGGTAAGTGGGGTTGTGGATTCTGTTGGTGCTGCTTCAGGTAGCACTTCAGGGTTAACCACAGGGTCTACCGCTTTAGGCTTAACCGAAGCATCCACTTCTGTTGCTCCCACGTACGGTGCTGCAGGGTCTACCACCTGAGTTGCTGCTTTAGGTTGTACTGCAGCATCCACTTCAGTCATGGGTTGCAGGTCACGTATCACTTTAGACTCACGTGCCATAACCTCTTGAGCAGCCTGCAGAGCTTCACTACCGGCCCCACCAGCGTCCTTAAGGGTCTTGGCAGCTTTGAATGCCTTCACGGAATGATACAGGCCCTTGAGTCCCGCCAGAGACAGGTCCACACCAATACCCATTAAACTATTCTCAAGCCCGTTCTTTAAGCGTGCTGTAGCCTTTGAATCATCAGGGGATGCTTGAAGGTACTCTGTGATAGGGTTCTTGAGGCTTGGTACAGTTTCCACCAAGTTTGACAAGCGTGTTTCGTAAGGGTCAAATGCCACCGCTGAGGTCACACCACCGGTAACAGCACCAGACACAATGGGTTTAGCCTTCCCCAGAGCTTTAGCACCGGCCTGAAGTACTTTGGAGCCCTTGGTTAAAGCTCCAGCAGCCCTGCTCACTGGTATAAAGGCAGTAACAAATTGGGTGATACTAGAGGCCACATTGTAAGCGGTCCCGTGATCATGCTCTTTTTTACCTTGGATCAGATCTGTAGTGGTGGGAGCTACATCATCCTTAAGGGATTGCTTGATCCCTGTGGTCTTCTCCAAGAGGTTTCCAAAGGCGTGACGTTCAGTACCATCACTCAGGTGGAGGGTCTTACCGGTCCAGGTAGAGAGTTCATCCAGACTGTTGAATAACTCATAGACAGCCTTCTTACCACCATGCCAAGAGCCAGCCGCTATGTTACCCATAGTTCCACGCTCAGGTTGCTTAGAAACAGCTGGGGCTGCCGATACGGGTTCTGCAGCTTTTGTTTGATACAGCTCATCAAACTGTGCCAGCTGTCGCTGTTCATAGGCTTGAGCCGCTTTATTCTGATACCTGCGGGTTAAAGAACCCATAGGGCATATCCTCCTGTACCTTCCAAATTACTCAACACCATCAAAGCGTTTCAACTCAAGTAGCCCCTCATCGGCCCTTATCTTACCAGAATGCACAGCATCCCTGATCTGTTCACGGGACTTGTATTTAGAGGGACCAAAGGTGGTCTTCTGGGTACGCTGTGAGATCTTGCTGTAGTGTTCAATGAGGTCTGCCCCCACCTGTGTAGGCTCCTCACCCTGGC